CTATGGGCGTTAATCTACCAGGTTGAGGAGGAGGAGAGGATCGCGGCGAGCAAGAAGAACAAGCGCCGCTAGAATCCTTTTAGATCTGGGCTATGCTCGTTGGCTGTCATTGCTGCAGTTCAGGTAAGAGTAGACGCCAGCAGTGCGGAAAAATCCTTAACGAGGCTGCAAGGGACAGCAAACAAACTAAAAGGCAATTTTCAGGGTATAAATCAGTCTACTGCCAAGACCCAGGGTGCGTTTGGGCGGCTCCAGACCGCTGGGGCGTCCTTGCAAGGTGTCCTCGTCGGGCTTGGCGCAGGCGCAGCTGTGAAAGGTTTTGCACAGGCAGGGATTGAAGCCCAGCGTACATCAAAACGTCTACAACTGCTGGGAGACGGATATGGAGAAACTGCAAAATTGCAAGAGATAGCTGCAAGCGCTGCTGACAAATTCTCGCTCGGACAGACAGACGCAGCAAGCGCTGTGGCCGATCTATACGGCCGACTGCGACCGATGGACGTTTCACTAAAAGAAATCGAGACTGTGTTCAGCGGCGTGAATGTTGCCGCAAAACAGATGAATTTGTCAACAGCGGACACTGAAGGTGTGATGCTGCAGCTGAGTCAGGCACTTGGTTCTGGCAAGCTGCAAGGCGACGAGTTTAGGAGTGTTATGGAGCGCTTGCCGAAAATTGGCCAAGCTGTAGCCAAATCAATGGGCAAAAATGTAAGCGAGCTAAAAGAGCTTAGTTCTCAAGGAGCGCTTACAACGCAAGAAATCATTAAAGCGCTGCAGGACGTAGCCAAAGAAGAATTCCCACCACCTGATGCTGCAACAAAATTCAATAAAGCAATGAAAGACCTATCAACATCGATAGGAAGCCTGCTATTGCCCGTGCTTACACCAGCCATTGAAGCTGTAACGAGTATCGTGACTGCGTTCACATCCTTGCCCGAGCCCGTAAAAGCGGCTGTGGTTGGCTTCACTGCGGTGGCTGGTGCCTTTGCTATAATTTCCCCGCTCCTGCCGGTAATCGCGGCTGGCTTGGCGGCTATCGTTGCTGTGATAACTGGCCCTGTTGGCATCGTAGCTGCGATCGTAGGTGTTACGGCTGGGTTCTTTGCTATGAAAGGAGCCACTGAGGAAGTCAAGCAACCGGTTGATGAAGTAAACAGCAAGATCAACGAGACGAAAACTGCTATCGACCAGGCAGTTCTTGCGAAACAGAGAATGATTGAGTCAGCTAAAACGCATATTGGATTCCTTGAGAAAGAAAAGACCACAATCGCACAGCAAGAGGCAGCATTTGAAAACTCATTAAGAGTCACCGATGCAAGGCTTAACGCAGAATCTGCGATTAATGAGATGCAGAATCAAGGTCTGCAGGTTGCATACGAACAAGCTGGCTCAGCCGCTGAACGCTTGAAGATTGCGCAGGAGATCTTCCGTAACGAGATGGAAGGGGCAAAGATTGTCTATCAGCAAACCTTAAACAGCATTGACGCAGAGCGGCAAAGGCTTGAGTTCCGCATGCAGGCGGCAGAGCTTGAAGCACGCATGATTCAAGCTAAAGGCGAGTTAGCTGCAGCAGAAGCAGACAGCGCAGAAAAAGCCGCTTTGATCCTTGATAAAACAAGTAAAGCAGTAGAGGTTCAAAAGCAAACTGTACAGATGCTTGGTGGGCAAATTGCTGCGCAAGACAAAATCGCTGGTCATCAAATACGAGCCGCTGAAGCGCAACTAGAGTCATCACGCATGACCGCAGAGCAAAACTTAAATCAAAGGTTAGTAAGTGATGAGATCAATATGAGTGAAAAAAACGCAAGCGCATTATCAGGAAGGCTTGGTGAAAGCGCAATGCAATCGCGTGACCTTCAACAAGGAATTGCCAGCAGCAGCACAGGCGCATCAACTCTTGCAACCGGAATAGGACAAGTCGCACAGAATGCAAGTCAATCAGCGAGCAATTTCATTCGAGTTGCAGACAGCGCTACTAGTGCAGCAAATGCAATTAATCAGGCAGCGGCTGCGCAGAGAAGTTTAAATGCAGCAAGAGCATCACAAGCGCAAGCGCAAGCGCAAGCGCAAGCGTCAGCAGCAACAACCACAACTACAACCACAACACAAGCTGCAGCCGCTGGCGCGTATTGGGGCGGAGGATTTCAAGCCTTTGCTAAAGGCGGCATGGTTAAAGGCCCTACGCTTGGTCTCATTGGTGAAGGTGGCGAGCCTGAGTACATTATTCCGCAAAGCAAAGCGGCAGGATTCGCCACCAATTATTTGTCAGGCCAGCGGGGTATTAGTGCAGTTCCAGGTTTTGCAGACGGCGGATATGCAACCCCTAACGTAAATATACAGACCGGGCCAGTAACTCAGATGGGCGGGACTGACTATGTCACGAAAGAAGACATGGTTAGGGCTGTTAAGGTTGGTGTGCAGACGACTTTAAAAGTTTTAAAGAATGACCTTAGCCTCCGCGCTGGAATAGGTATCGCATAATGGCGAATTACGACATCATGACTTTTCTTGAATACTATGATGACCGCGCGAACGTATTCGACAGCTCGACAAGCAAGCGGACGCCTAGCAACCAGTGGCAGAATTTTTATCAAGAAAAACAGCAGCTTACCACAGACAATGAATCAGATGGCGATTATTTATATTTAGCCTTTGATGCTCAGGGATACGGCTCAACCATTGCTTCAGCTATTGGAAATTTAACAATCGATTTAGCAGCGACAAGCCAAATCATTGATATTACCAATTCTGCGATTGCCGCAGACAATCTTATTATCGCGTCTCTTTACATTCAAAATGTAGGCAGCGACAATTTCGATGCAGGTAGTGCCCAGCAAATCAGCCGTTACATAGGTAGCATCGAGGAGGCATCGTTAACAGATGAATCTGTTCAGTGGACCGTTAATCCCGCGATCAATAAATTAAACCCGCAAGTGCCGTCTAGGTTCATTACTGAGGACATGATGGGGAGGTTTTTTACGTCATGAGTATTTTCGGTCAAGACGAGTTCTTGCTTGGAGTTGAGTTTGAAGTGACTTGCAATGATGGAACCGTACATGAAAACATAGTTTATAAATATTGCGCGGATGGAGTGTTGCGTTGGTATCAAATTAACGGAACGCAGGTGCGTGATATTGCCTCAATTTCAAGAGGCTGCATTGTTGTTAATAGCATAGAGTTTGAATCAACGGTTTTAAGCTGCCAGGAGGAACGCTGATGCCAAAATTTAGCCCTTATCAAAAAGGCAAGCGTGCCCCCGCCGCAGGCGCTATTGACTTCAACAGCGCCCCAGACAAGAAAAAGCAGCCTTATGGCAACGTTGATAAAGCTCAAAAAATTGCGAGCGCAGGGGAAGTTATTCCGCTTGTGTTTTGCAAGCGTTCTGGGGGTGTTGGTGGCGTATGGATGCAGCCATCATTAATTAAAGCTGGTGTGCGTGACCTAAACAGTTCGCAAGCTTTTCCAATCTGCCAAGGGGCAATGATTGGCACGCCAAAAAAAAGAAGAATATTTGTCGGATTGGAATGCTTAGCTTTTTTGGCTAGGAAATCAACTGTTACTGCAAGCGTTAATCATCGATTTGTTTCGGCTGCAACTTATGCAAGCGCACCAAACACCTGCCCATACCCAGACGATGGAGCGTCAGGGATGCTGTATTGCGGCATAGAGAATTATACCTATTTCGAGACAACCAAACGAGCGCAAGTTAACCAGCGCCACAACGCACAAAGCATAGCTGGAAGTGGAATTTTTTATAACTATAAAGAGATAACAAGGGCAAGCGGAAACAGTGACAACACAACCTATACCACAGGCGGCGATGAAGTAAAATTCTTTGACAACGAAACTGGGAGTGACCTTACTGCCGCTTACTGGGCAGAGCTTGGATACACTGCACCTTTCCCGGACAACTTACTTAATCGACGATATAACCCTGACCCTCCGTTTCAGGTTCTCGGCGGCAGAACCGATGGCACCATCCAAGAAGGTCTGTTTGCACTTGATAACGACGGAAACCTTGATCGGGATTATCTTTGGGAGACACAACAAGAAACTCTCGATTTCTACGATGATGTTGGTGTTGGGGATGAAGGCTTTATATTCCAACAGCAAGTAATTTCAATTAATACTCAACAGAACACAAGCTTCCCGGCTAACGAAAGTGGGGCGCTGACCGGCATTCAGAGGCAGTTTTTTAGAAGTACGCGGCGGGACATTAGCGCCTATCCATCAACGGATGATTTCTCTTCTTTTGCTGATATAACGTTGCTGCAGATTACAAGCAATGCCTTTCAAGATTTTCCCGGTGGGTCAGTCCCTGATGACCTTAAGCAGATATATGTATTTTATGCTGACGGCGTATCGGTTACTAAGTACAGCGCAGGGCTTAGCGGCAGCAGCTATACGACAGGATCGTCTAATCAGCTTGTCGACCTCGCTTTACATCTTTTTAGCATGATTAAGCGATCAAGTGATGGTATCGCTGAACTGGCTCAACCCGTTAAGACTTCAAACTTGCAGGCGATTGGAACATTTTGCTCAACATATAGCATGTTTTTCAATGGAGTTCTTGACCAGACTTACAACTTAATCGAATACATATCAGAAATCGCACCATTCTTCTTACTTGCATTTTTAAGTAATGGCGGCCGATATGAGTTTAGTCCGTTACTGCCTGTCAACGGAAGCAATGCAATTGATGCAACCGCATTAACGCCTGCAGCGACTTTCACTGAATCAGACATTCTGCCGGGTTCTTATCAAAAAATCTTTACGTCTGCAGAAGAGCGCAGAGATGTGATTCTTAATGTCATCTATAGAAATGTAACCCCAAGAGTTATCGCCTCCCCTGTCGGCGCTATGGTTCGCTTTAGTGGAACCGCTGATGATGCACCGGTTGCAAGTTTTGATATGAGCGAGTTTTGCGCTAAAAAATCGCACGCCGTAACATTCGCTAAATACGAATTAGCTAGGCGAAAGCATTCAACCCATAGCATCGAATTTGAAACGGCGCTTAATGATGATGGCCTTAAGGTTACGGATATAGTTAAAGTACAGCGGCAGCGCACTAACAGCCTTGGGGATAATCGCACAGAGATCGATCATTATCAAATTACATCTATTAGCTACACTGCTGGCGGGACCGCTGCGTTTGAAGCTATGCACTTTCCGCTAACTTCCGGCAATATCGCGAAAATAAGCAATGATCTTTTAAACGGTTCATATAAAATTACTAACAGCTAGTGGCCACTTTCCCGTCTTTAACCCCAAACAGCAGAAGCTTGTCTTTAGGCGACACGCCGCAGGTAGTCCACGCGGCTGCTAGCGGTGCGAACGTGCGGTTTAGATACGGCTCAAGTCATGTCGAACAAGTGCTGAGGCTTGAATTTAGAGCTATTAGCGAATCTGATTTAACATTGCTTACTGACCATTATGCGGGGCAAGAGGGCACCCTGATTGCTTTTGACCTGCCATCAACTGTCTGGGCTGGGTACTCAACGGTTCCAGTCGCGGCCTCTGCTTTCGACTGGCGCTATGCCACAACTTTTAGCATTACTAGCTCTGCGGCTCCTAGCCGCTTTGATGCTGAAGTAGAATTAATTAGCGTGGTCAAATAAAGTGAGCATTTTCCCGGCCATAGCTCCAAGCTCTCGCGTTTATTCTCCAGGAGACATTCCTAGCGAACGAAAGCAATCAACAGGCGGCACGCAATATGGCTTCAGGCGTGGCAATCGCAGAATATCGCAAACATTGAGCTTGGAATATTCGCATTTAGCGGAAACAGACATGCTTTTAATAAAAGACCACTACTATGACAGAGATGGAACTTTCGATATTTTTTACCTTTCCGCTGAAGTGTGGGGATATTTTAAAACACCACCAGTGCCACTGATTAGCAATTTTGCTTGGCGATATACAAGCCCGCCATTAATCACTGATGTGTCCTATGACCGTTTTAATGTTGAAGTAGAGCTTGCGACAGTGCCAATTGATATCGGAGATTTAAGTTTTAACAACGGAGACGCTACTGGCTCCGGTCCATTCGTCTACATCATTAATGCTAGCGGCGCGTCAGACACGCCAGCTAGGACTTTTACTATTGGAGGCTTGGGTGCGCAATGAGCGTTGAACTGGCTGCGATAATGCGGCAACGTTACGACTCCGCAGCAAATTGGACATCGGCCAACCCTACTCTATCAGCGGGTGAATTTGGCATTGAATCAGACACTGGCTACTTTAAAGTTGGCGATGGGTCAACAGCTTGGGCGCAACTAGGGTATCTGGCTAGCACTCAGCTCAGCGGCTATCCGCTCGCAACTATAGATATTAGCGACAATGCAATCACAGGGGATAAATTAGCAGACGATATTACTGTCGCCAACGATTTAACAGTTGCTGGCGATTTAACAGTTAACGGCACGACTACAACTATTGAAAGTACAACAGTCACTGTTGATGATAAAAATCTTGAGCTTGGGGCTGTTGATACGCCAACCGATGCTACGGCTAATGGTGGCGGCATAACCCTTAAAGGCGCGACAGATCATACGATTACTTGGATTAATAGCAGCGATAGCTGGGATTTTTCAGAGCATGTAAACATTCCTAGTAGCAAAGAATTCCGCATTGCAGGGGTGAAAGTTTTAGACGCTACTTCTCTAGGGAGTTCTGTTGTTAGCTCTAGCCTGACGAGCGTTGGCACGATTGCCACAGGTGTATGGAATGGAACGCCAATCGCGACTGCCTATATCGCTGATGAATCGATTACTACGGCTAAGCTCGCAAGCGATGTTTCTGTGGGATTAGACGACATTGATGAGCTGGGCATCGGCATTGCTACGCCTGAAACAGAGCTACATGTCAGCAATGACACAACCACAACGGTAAGAATCACGAATGAGACTGGAGACAACGATTTCGATATAAGCGTTGCTGACACTACTGGTGATGTGTCACTTATGTCTAACTCAGGGTCAGAGATAGTCTTTGGCTTCAGCAACACTGAATTCATGAGCCTTGATGATAGTGGCACAGTCACTGCGAGTGTTTTCGAGGGAACTGGCGGAATTAGAGATATAAATTTTGATGGCAACTTAAGTGGC